TGTTCTTTAGCTGCACTTGAAGTGTATAGTCCAAACCATGCCGCACCAGCACCGACCAATACAGATATCAAACCTGATTGTTCTAGTGTTGGGTCTGCTAAGTCCATGAACCAAAATGTTGCGTAGTAAAGAAGATACATGTATATACCTAAGAATGCTCTTGGTATAATTCTCCATGCATCAATTGTTTTTGCAGCGAAAATCCATTTCTGCCATGGATTCTTTCTGTCTTCGTTTGTCAATTCAAAAATTTCTTGTTTAAGTTCGCCAATCTCTGATACCATGGCCATGAACTTCTTCAAGTCTATTTCAACCTCGTTACGACTCATGTCTCCCGAGAATTTATCTATATCGCTCATTAGTGTGTCCTCTAATTTAGTTAGTTATTTCTTTTGACTCAGTCGGTCTTTCTCCTCTTTCAAGTAGTTCATAAGTAATGTCGAATATATCTCTCTTTCCCAAGGTATCATTCCGTCTAAGTCACTCAATGTGTATTTATGGTGTTGCATGAGTTGAAAGTTGGTTTGATAGTAATTAATCATGCTATCATGAGAAAGAGCTATTAAAAAAAATTCTCTAGACCCCTAATAGTCATTGACTGTTCTGTTTCACATTCAGGACATTTGTAAGTTACAGTGTGTGAAAGATTAGGAGCTCCTGTAAAGAATGCACCAACCTTTTCTAGTTGACCAATAGTCATTCCGTCTAGAAATGATTCTATTTCACTATCGGGTGTCTCCATCATTTCATGTACTTCTTCATTATCAAAAATCCTAACAATGCATTTTTTCATAACATCCAAGAGTTGTGATTCATCGTTTTCTGAAATATTCATAGACTCCATAAGAGTTGGGTATTTCAGAACCATTCCAATTTCATCATTAATCATTACTGTATTGTCAATCATACTACTCTTATCTACAGAAATATCTGCAAGGTTAATAGGTAGTTCAACTTTAGGATGTGTATCATCTTTCTGACAAGGTAAATTCAATTTAACTGTTTCTCCAACAGACTTTGACCTAACTTGTAGAAATAAGTATTCAACATCAAAAGTAGATAACTTTGATATATCCAATTTTTCAAAAGTACATGCAGTCAACAAAGTTATAATGTTTTCTGTAATCTCTTTTTGATTTGGGTCTTCTTTAGTTAGGAGAAGATTCCTTTGTTCCTTCACTAGGAAGGGTCTAAATTTTACTTCAGTACCATCACTGGGCAACTCACAAAAAAATGTAGGTGCCGATTGTATCGGTAATGCCATAATTTACTCCATATTTTAACCGAAGATATTTGAAATTCTAGTCAATCTATCATCGTATTTTTTCAATCTCGCGTCTAAACTTCGGACTTTATTTCCAAACCTTCCACGCAATTTATCAGTTTCTAGAAGTGCATCTAATACTCTTCTACCTTTATTTAGTAAGGACAATTTAGGTGCATTTACATACTCAGTATCAAATGTTTCAAATGAGAATGTTACTTCAAATTTCATTATCTCATCTCTTGCACCAGTGTTATGTGTCATAGCACCTAATGTTATTGGGTATGCATTATGAAGTGTTGTCTTCATTGCATCTGCACCATCCTTTCTCATAGAGATAATCTCTACTCTACCAACATAGTCTTGTTGATATCTAAATGTAGGTCTCAATGAATTACCTTGGTCTTCATGTGTTCCAGTTCCAGTATAGATATAGGACTGCCATGCATCTAATATAAACTTATCTGCAAAGTGTTGGTCACATAAAAATGTCATAGGAACTCTTTGACCATCCATTGTTATATTGTTTGGAATGTTCCTAACAGGGCCGTATGAAGACCACTGACTTGCCTCCAATTCTTTAGAGGGAATTTGTACAGTTTCACATCTCCAACCTTCAAGTGCAATACCTTGTGGCCCAAAGATGTTAACCATGAAATAGTTTCCTCTTGCACCCGTGTCAAAGTTGTACTTTAATTTATCTATCTGAAGATTTTCATCTCCCGATTTAAGACCAATCAATCTGTCTAGTATACTCATATGATTTTTTCTCTAGTTTCCCTGTAAACTGTGTTAGTATTTATACTTCCTTTCTCACTTGTAAACTTAGAAAGTGGTAATAAAGGAACAAAGTCCCACTGACTTGGATTCACTTTAACTATCTTAGAGTCCAAGTGTTCAAATAGATATTGTTTGACACATGGTTTTGCAACTCTTAGATTAGATGCAGTTGCAAGTGATTGATATCTTAACCCTAGTCTAACGTTCTCATCTGCAACACTCTCATCATCAAAATCATTAGAGTATGCATACAAGTTCTCTAGTAATCCTACTCTAAGTCTAGGGTGTAGATAGTGTAAGTTAAGTCCTAAGAATCCACTTTTGTATTTCTCTAACATAAAGATTAAAGGGAATCTGTCATAGTAGGGAAGGGTATCTTTGTGTTTTGCATCATATATAAACATGTACATCTCTCCTACTATCATTTCTGTAGGTATGATGTCTTCGCCTGCTTGGTTTAAAACCTTATCGGGTTTTGCATATGACTTGATTGTCTTGAGGTTTGATTTAAACCAGTCTAAGGACTCCTTCTGTCTTTCTTGGAGTTCTACGGGTTTAAGTAATTCTATTTCTTTGAAGGTGAGTCGAGACATACTACTATTTATAGTATTGGGTCTGACTTCTTCCTATTATATTTTGTTTTGTCCGAATGGACTTGTGATGCACCATGACTTGGTGTTTCTTTTCTTACCTTAACTACAGGTTTCTTTTTTCCGAATGCAAGTTCCCATCCATCAGCATAGGCTTCTTCGTTTGAGTTCCTTCTCTTGGAACCTTTCCCCCCATGCCAATTACTCATTATCTTATCTTTCTATAGTTTGCGTTGTTACGTCTCTTAAGGTCTAACTTTTTCTTTCTCTTTAAATCTTGGTTCTTCTGATTCTTAGTATCGTTAGGTTTCTCGTGATACTGTCTATCTCTAACCTCTTGTACGATACCTGCGTTATCGCATTCTTTTTTAAATCTACGAAGAAGTCTATCGAATGGTTCTTCCATTCTATTCTTCGGATTCAATCTTGGTTTAACACTTGGCATATTTATTTCCTAAAAAATGTGAAGTCACCCCACGCTTTACAGCAACCCGTTCTTCACCGACCAATCCGCTATATGCTATTGACCTTTCCCTTACTGAATACCCCCAATTTAAATACATGACATATTTAAACCAATCCACGGCCTCAGTTCGTAGTCGTCTTATTTTCAAGGACACATTTTGAATAAACACGACTACCCCATTGTAAGAAGACTAGCTATCTGCAGCCAACTTCTTAAAGTAATCCATCGCATCGTCTTCCTCTACTTGTGGTGAGGTTGCTTCTGCTGATGAGATTACAGGTTCTTCTGCAACAGTTTCAGTGTTCACATTAGACCATGGCACTTCTTCCATATCTTCTGCAACTGACTCTGCTGTAGAGTTACTTACTGAACCTTGTAAACCTAATACTCTATCGAGTTTCTCTTTGAGTTCCTCGTAGGATTTGAATTCACTTGGTGCAATAATACCACTTAAACTATGGACACTTGTATATATGTCGTTTAGTTTATTTTCATCAGTAAATAATGGTGCTGGTGAATCAAACTCTGATTTATCGTAGTTCCAATAACCATCGACTTTTCTGATTTTGATTTTAAAGTTTGCACCTTCATCTCTTAAGTCAAAAGGATTGATTGCTTTCTCATCTTCAAATGCTGGTGAGATTGCTTCCTTAAGTGCTTCAAAGATTTTTTTACCAAATCTATATTTGAATACTTTACCTTCGTTGTCGGGATTTTTAGGGTCTGAAACAACATAGACATTAGACACATAATGTAAACGTCTTTTCTGTTTACGTGCAATCTCTTTGTTTGCTTCGATACCTGTATTCCACAACTGGGTATTATATTCACTAACAGGGTCTTGTTTATTAAGAGTCGTTAAAGACTTCTCAATATACCATCCACCTGGCCCTTGGAATCCATGGTCGAAGTATGATACCCAAGGCATCTCTTCTCCATCGGGAGTAGGCAAGAAACGAACTACTGCATAACCATTACCACTCTTATCGAGTTCGGGTTTCCACATAGTATCGTCATTGTAGGATTTTTTTGCACCTTCTGTTGGTGAAGCTGTTTCCATTGCAGCTCTTAGTTTGTCTAAACTACTTGACATTGTATTCTCCTATTTTATTACAATTATATCGCATTTTATTACAATTTTATAAAGATACTTCAGATGGGTGACCCACCCCAAGTATCCACTCTTCACTATTTTCATAGTTAAGTACATTATAGTCTACCTTCACCAACCCGTCAAGGGGTTTTTTCCAATAAACATTAATGTTTTCATACTCTTTTAACAGAGCAAGAAACTGTTGTTGTTGAGTATGGAAGACTCTCGACTCCTCTGTATACTCATCTTGGTAATTTAAGTAATCACCACTGTATATACTTGTAGGGTCTGCATGTTCTAATGCATCAAACCCAATCAAACATATATCCGTATATTTATGTTCGGCTGCATATCCTAATGCAGACATTCCACCAAATAAATTCTTAAGTTTTGGATTATTATATATAACTATGTTATCTTTATGAACACTACTATATCCAATACAAGATACCACATCATCAAATCCCTGTATCGTAAATAAATCGTCCCCGTCTTTTCTAACTTTAAATATGTTCTGAGGTTGGTGACTGTATTCAAACCCATTTGTCATTAAGTCCCACATCTCCATAGGTATCGGGTCGAAGTCTCCAACTGCAACTTTGTTCTCATAGTGATACATATCATCTATGACTTGTCTCTGTACTGGTATATCAAGTGCAAACAATAAGTCGGGTTTCTGTTGTTGATAAATTCCATTGAATCCCCACCATTCATGTCCTTCCTCTAAAAAGGAATCCCAATCAAAGTCTTTTCGACTTGGGCCGTTACCTATTAAGTAGAGCATAGTTCTATCAATTTATTCTTGTATTTCTTTTGGTCGTATGTTATAAACGACTTGTATTTGTTAATCTTTATGTGTAAGTCGGGATACACTACCTTCTCTGTTATAAGTGTTTCCCAATCCTTAGTGAAACCTATTATCTCATCCATGATGCAGATGGTTTCTAAACTTGTTTGTTTACTCATATATGATTTAAGTAAACGAGGGTGTTGACCATTGACCACTTTAAGTTGAGTATCTATCTTATACTTTCTCATTAAGTCTGATACTTCTGTTTCAAACATATATCCAAGTTTCTGATTCCTCTTCTTCCATTCCTTATATCTCTTATCACACTCTTTGTCTAATAAGTCACCTGCCCAATAATCTTTAAAGGATAGGTTTGCAATGTAGAAGTCTTGCAGTTCTTGTTTATATGTTCGGAACAATTTACCAAAGTGGTATTTGTCTTTACGTTTTAAGAAGGAATTGATATCTGACTTTACCTTTCCGTTGTACTTAACGAAATCATAATCCTTGGAATGAAAGTGTAACTTTATCCCAAGGTATAATGTGTAAGCATCGTATCCTTCTCTAGAAGTCATTAAGTAATAATCTTCTTCTCTGCTGGTACATCAATCAAAGGTGCATCTTTTTCACCTGTTGATATTGCATGTGCCTCAACGACCTTATCGTTGGATGGAACTACGAACACTACATTGTGGAATGTTGCAATAGGTGGATTCTCCACTCCCGTAGCAGCTATACCTTTTGCAAAACCCATTGACCCATCTTGTGGGTTGGATAGAATCATCCTAGGGTTGTCAATCGTAATTGCACTATCTTCTTGAGAGACTAGTTTTCCAACATACTCTCCACTAATTGTAACTACTGTTACTACGTCACCTGTTTGCATTATCTTACTCCGTAAGGGTTTTTGTATTTCTTAGCTGCATAGGTATCCTTTGCATCTCTTACACACCAATATAATGGTATAAAGTTTAATACTGGTACTACAAACATTAACTGCCACCAACCACTACGACCTCTGTCGTGTAATCTTCTTGCTGTTACTGATATGCTTTGAACAAAAGTTGCTACTAAAAGCAATGCTACTAATACTCCACATTCGTTCATTTCACCAAATGGTTCCAGTATACTCCAAAATGTAAATCCTATTACATAGTTATCTACTAATCCTAGTAGTACTGCAATTATACTTATGTATAATGAGAAGAACCAAAA